GTATCCTTTGTAATTTCATTAAATTCTATCCTACATGGGCTCTCAGGATCTATTTCAAGTAAATAAGATAGGTGCCAGGAGATTGCCTCTCCCTCTCTATCGGGGTCGGTTGCTAGATATATTTTCGAAGCCTTTTTAGCTTCCTTTTTAAGGTCCTTTATTATTGGACCCTTTCCCCTAATGTTTATATACTCGGGTTCAAAATTATTATCTATATCGACGCCCAGCCTACTCTTGGGTAAATCTCTTATATGTCCTACAGATGCCTTTACAACATAGTGGTTTTTGCCTAGAAATTTTTCGATAGTCTTTGCCTTCGCTGGAGACTCGACTATTACTAAAGCTTTTGGCACAAACAACACCTCCATTTATTTATATTATAAGGACCCTATTTAATTCGTAGGTATTTATGCCTACTTCTAAAATATAATCCATCATAGTCAAATTATTGACATAAAATATGACATCCCCTATCTCAATATTGAGGTAGAGGGAAATCTTGTCAATATCTAGGGTTCCTTTTTCAGACAAGAGTTTTAAAATAGCCTGCTCATGTTCAGAAAATTGTTGCCTTTTTAACTTATCATTTCTAATATTATCACAAACAGAGTCAATATTACTAGCATTTTTCTTATTTTTTTTGTTATTTAATGAATCAAAAGAATAAAAGCTTTCATAATCTTCTAGTATATCTCGGCTAGTCTGTACTATTTTTCCGCCCTTACTTATCATTTCATTGCAGCCATATGAAAGATCTGAAAAAATACTTCCAGGGACCAGGTAAACCTCCCTACCATTATCTAGACCATAGGTGGCTGTTATTAAAGACCCACTCTTTTTACCAGCCTCAATTACCAGGGTTCCCCTGGATAGTCCTGCTATTATCCTATTTCTCATGGCAAAGCTAGACCTAAAGGTCTGGCCTCCTGGACCTGTCTCGGATAAAACGAGGCCACCCTTGTCGATTATTTCTTTAAAGAGCCTGGTGTTAGACCTTGGGTATATATTGTCTATGGCAGTCCCCATCACGGCTATGGTAGGTGATCCACCCTCCATACAGTAGCTATGGGCATAAGAATCAATCCCCAGGGCCAAGCCACTCACTATGCCTATACCAGCTTCTGATAGGTCCTTGACCAGGTACTTACTTGCATTTTTCCCATAGTCAGTACACTTCCTTGCTCCTACAACCGATAGGAAGGGGTACTTGTTTACTATAGATATATCCCCATAATAATAGAGGATATAGGGTGGATCGTAGACATTCCTAAGCAGGCTAGGATAATCCTCTGAATCATAAGTAACTAATAAGACCTTACTTGAGCTTATATTATTTTTAATTTCATCTATAAGGGTCTGGTCATATCCATATTTCCTAATCTTATCCATTACTTTTTTAGAAAAATAGCTATTTCCAATACTTAAAATCCAATCTATAAATGACCTTACCCCTATACATACTTCTGGTTCTTGAAGCCTGTCTTGCCTAGGCGCCTTATCCACTCCTGTATGGCTAGCTAGCTTACCAATTGAGATTATATTGGTATCATCTGAAAATATAGACCTTAGCTCTGCCATATTTTCTTCATAAAAAAGCTTCATTTCCCTAGATCCTATACCTACAACTTCCTTGGCCCATATAAAAAAATTATCCATATCCCATCCTCCAAATCTTATACACCTACTATTCCTTAAAAAATCTCATTACTACAATATCCAGTCCCCTATATGAGAACTCTCTATCCACTAATAGGGGCAAAAGTACTTATAATAAGCCTTCCTGTAGGAAAAGGCCTCTACAATATCCCGACAAGAAATACTCTCCCTTGCTTCTAGATCTGCTATAGTCCTGGCTAGCTTTATCAGTCTAGTGTAGGATCTATTACTCAAGCCATATTTTTTATATAGGCTTCCTGCCACCATGGCCGAATCCTGGTCCAGGCTACAATACCTTTCTATATCTTCACTTGTCATTTGAGAATTCACATAGAAATCCCTATCATTAAATCTATCCGCTTGAATCCTCCTTGCCACTTCGATGATCTGCAAAATTTCTTTAGAGGTCATACTCTTAGACCTATCATCGAATTCTTCAAAATCAACCTTTCCAACCTCACAAAAAACATCCATTCTATCCAATATAGGCCCAGATATCTTTCCTAGATACTTGTCTATTTCGTATTGTCTACAGCTACACTCCTTATGACTTTTGTAGTAGCCACAGGGACAAGGATTCATTGATACTATCAATTGAAAGGCGGCAGGATAGGTCACACTGTGGTTGATCCTCGAAATATTTACTACAGAATCTTCAATAGGTTGTCTTAGGGCCTCTAGTATTTGTTTGGGAAACTCTGCTACCTCATCTAGAAATAAGACCCCCCTATGGGCTAGGGTAATCTCACCCAGGCTAGCCTTGGAACCACCACCTATAATAGATATCTTTGTAGCCGTATGGTGGGGCTGTCTAAAGGGTCTGACTCTTATTAGGCCCTGCCCCTCTCTTAGGAGGCCTGCAGCACTATATATCTGGGTAATTTCTAATTCTTCTTGGGTATTAGGTCTAGGCAATATTGTCCTAATAGACCTAGCTATCATTGTCTTACCAGTTCCGGGTGGACCTATCATAAGGAGGTTATGCCCTCCAGCTACTGCTACCATGGCAGCCCTCTTGGCCAGGATATTGCCCCTAATATTAAAAAAGTCATCCTCCACAATTTCAGGTCCACTCATGTCTGACTCACTATACTTTTCATCTATGATTCCCTGATTTCCAGCCGCTTGAATACTATATTCACTTTTTGATAAGACACCTTCATTATTCTCAGCTTGACCTAAGATTGGACCATTAATTTTATTATCCCCATATAGGTTAGCGTATTTGTTGGATATATATACTTCCCTATCTTTAGGTGCCATTTCTAATAGCTTTAAACACTCCTTAACGCTATCAATGCCTATAATTTCCATCCCACCTATCCCTCTACACTCCGGATAGTTACTTATAGGTATAAAAACCCTCTTGATCCCTTCCTTTTTCATCCTTATTACAATGGAAAGAATCCCCCTCATGTTCTTTACCCTACCATCAAGGGATAATTCTCCCAAAAAACCTGATTCTGCCAGGTAGTCATCTGACTGTTTAATCCTAGACCTAAGTATACCAACACAAATACCGAGGTCAAGGTAGGCACCATCCTTTTTAATGTCTG